GCCGTCGGTGGCCAGATAACGACCCTCAGCCACACGCAGACCGCGCTCGAGACCGAAGTAACGGGCCAGCATGTCGGTGTCGATGCTGTCGGCGGTGGTGTACTTGATACGCTCAAGGATCGCCTGGTTAGTCAGCAGCTGGTCAAACACAGCAGTACCAACAACCATCGAGTTAGGACGGATACCGATCTGGTTAGCGACGGAGCGCTTCAGAGTCAGAACGTCTTCGATCGGATTGGAGGTCAGAGAGGACCAAGCCGAAGGGCCAGCAGCGGTGGTGTAAGCAGCAGAGAAGGTGCTCCAGCTGGTGAAGCCCAGACCATCCTGGGTGCCAGCACCGGTGTTCGGCTCGTAAGGGTTATAGGTACCGGTTACGGTAACAGCCTGAGACACGGTGTACTCATAGGCGTTCATCAGGCGGGACATTGCGTTGCGAGTTTCGATCGCACGCAGGTCAACCTGAGCGGGGCCTTCGCCGGCGTTCTCGATTACTTCTTCCGGCAGTTCCCAAGCCACCACTTCTTGCTCGAGAGCATAGGGCTCCGAGTCGTAACGGCTTTGAACGTAAGGAATGTTGGTGCCATAAGCACGACGGAAGTCGTTAATGGCAAACTGCTCCTTGCCGAAGCGCAGGATACGACCAGCACGGGTCGGGGTGTCAACTACGGGGGCAATAAAGTTGGCGATATTGGTCGCCGGGAGCATGAAACCTTGGGCAAGTGTTGTCAGAATAGGATCAACACCTGCGTAGGTTTGTTGCAGGTTCATCATGGGAGGAGATCTCCGAAATCTTTGACTTCAAATGTGTATACACAGGGCTGGGACTTACACCCGGAGGATGCCCAGCTTGCTGTTAGTTAGCTTTTATCAAGCGAACGATACGAGCACCAGACGACGACCGCCGATGTTCACGTTCTCGCGAACGGTCGGGGCGGTAGCGTCCAGAGTCACAGGGGTGCCAGCAGCAGTAGCTTGACCCAGGGCGTTGATCTGCAGAGCGCTGTTCAGAGCGATCGCAGCAGAAGTGGGATCAACTTCAATCAGCAGCAGGCCGCTGGTAGCGACGGTCAGCTGACGAGCGGTGTAAGGTTGGGCCAGAGCTGTAGGCATATAGGCCTGGTTCACACCACAAATCACAGTGGGTTGAACGGTGAAATATGTGCCAACGGCAGCCACGAAGGGGCTGTTGGTCCAGGTGGCGGGGCTTACAGCACGCAGTTCACCGATTTCAACAACACCGGGGGTACCAGCTTGGCTGTCAACAGCAGCTTCCCAGGTCTCGGCGTAACGGATATACTGTTTTCCGTAAATGGGTCCGGCATTAGTAGCCATGTTTTTATCCTCAGAAAATGGACTTCAAATGTTTAGGTTAGTTTACTCTAGGACTTGTTTTGTCACCTAGTTAGAGTAACGAGTTTTACCCTAACGGTATTCGATGTAACATCGGCACCGGTCATAGCAGCGACAACCTTTGCCAGGCATGGGAAGCTCGCCGATAGGGGCCCAACCTTGTTCGCCGTAGTTCTTGCAGTCTACGCAGACTTTCTTATCTTGTTTTGCAACCCTGCGCATTTCTTTGTAACCCAAATCTTGGGCCACCATATATTCGCCAAGGTTGTAAAAAGAGAAGGTCGGGGTGGCCAGGTAACGTGAAACTCGTTCCGCCAGGGAAGGCCAGGTTCTGCCTTGTGCTCTCTGCTGCGAAGCCTCTTGGATTCCTTTCTCTTCGGGATTGATTCCTTCGATGGTGTCAGCTTCGAGGTCTATTGCTCCGGGAACCGCACCGAGCAGACCATAATCTGCGAAGTCAACGGTTTGATCCCCTAATCGGAGTACGCCAGAGTCAATGTATTCCTTGGTCTCTGCCAAGAACTTTGTAAGAGGTGGGAGCATGTCGCCGACGATAATAGGCCAGCACTTCTCCAACTTCTGGTCGGTTGATTTCTCTTTGAGGCCAAGAATACAAGCGGCTAGAGCGGAGACGAGAGTTTTATCCAAAAGGGTTCTTTCGTATTCCCCCCACTTCATCAGCTTATCTCGGAGCCCCTTCACAAGGCCAAGGGACTCTGCCTTCATCCGTTCTTCCAGACGGGGCTGCTCTTTGTATTTTCGAGCAAGAGTTTTGGCCTGTGAGAAGTAATCGGACCTTCTCTTCGTGGCCATAGAAACCATTGAGAGGAGATCCATAACTACCTCAGCTGAACATGGCTTTCTTCAGGGCTTCCACATAATCTAGTTGACCTTCAGAGGCTTCTACCATCTTAAGGGCACGAGCGTGGGGATCCAGGTCTGCTTCTTCTGCATACTGGAAAGTACCACCGGCCACTTCACCGAAGTGAACCATCGGAGGCAGGTTGCTCAGCAGGTTTAGCAGCTTGGTGGCTGCGGTCTCACCCTCGGAGAATTCCAGAGTGCCGAACTCCAGGCCCTCAACATAAGAGAGAAGCTCTTGCTCAGGCATGATGCCGTCAGTCAGACGACCTTCAGTGTACAGATGTCCGATGGCCTCGGCCATTTGCATCCGACGGAAGTTCATCTTCTCCTGACGGTTACGGTTCTCCAGCTCAGCGTACTTTTGCTTCAGGTTGGCCAGCTCCTCATACATGGCAGACATGTCCATCATGCCACGATTTAAACTTGGCGCTTGACCCATTGAACCCATACCGCCATATTCCATGCCACAGTGGTCAACACTGTAACCTTCGCCATAGCTCTCTTCACCCTCGTCAACACCGTCGTCGCCTTCGCCTTCCTCGTAGGTGGAACCGAAGCCGGTCTTGGTGTAGGGGTCTTTTTTGCCTTCAGCATGCTCTTCAGCATACACGCCGCCAGACTTTTTGGTGACTTCGGCAGGATCGGTCAGAGAATCCTGAGCGCCAGGAGTCAGTTGCTTGTTCTTGGCAGGCTTGCCGTCACCGATGTTGTCACGGAGAGACTGCAGGGAGGCTTCACCGTAAGCGCCGCCGGGCCCAACAGTTTCATCGGCCTCATCCACACGATCCATAGCACCTGGAATCAGTTGCTTGTTGGTGGACTTCTTCTCGCCCTTGTAAGACTCGGCATAGGCACCGGAGGGGCCAACAATTTCACCGGGGGTGTCAATGTCATCCATAGCGCCAGGAATCAGCTGACGGTTCTTGGACTTCTTGCCATCGCCAACCTCGTCCCGCAGAGTTTCCAGGCTGGCACCGCTATCAGCGTCGTCAGTCTCGTACTCAGCGTGCTCTACAGTCTTGCTGGAGGTCATACCCTTACGAGCAGTGGTTACACCGTCATCGCCGGTCATTTCGTCAGCTTGAGGCTCACCGTAGAGGTAATCGTGAGTACCCACAGACTTAGCACGGGCATCAGAAGACTTCTGACGCAGAACTCGCATATTCTTGTCAGACATGACGTTTGTCGTCTGAACGGCAAAAACCTCGTCGTCCGGCATTTCTTCCGATTCTGTCGGGATTTTGGTTTCGGTTTCGTCGCGTCCGTAAGGGTCGGAACCATCGGAAACTTTGGGGGCGTTCACACCATAATCTTTGGCACCAGCATTATACTGGTCCATGTTGGACACTTGGTCGTAGCCATCCTCTTGACCAGCCCAGCGGCTCTCACCATCGGCATTGTCTTTGGACGCTTTGGCAGTGTGCATACGATCCCGGTCTTGCTCACCGTTCTCTGCGGTGTGCATACGGTCGCGATCTTGCTCGCTGGACTTGGCGGTTTTCATACGGTCAGAGCCATTTCCGCCTCCCGGCGCTTTGCCGGTCTTCATCCGATCAACATAACCGTTATCAGCGGAGCGAGCGGTTTCATAGCGACCAGTGGGGTCCTCAGCGTGATCGGCAGAACCTGGGCCACCATCACCACCATGACGCTTCTGTACGCCAGAATCAGTCATGTCCTCATCCTCAGAGTGCTTAGCCTCTTTGATAAGTTTATCCTCCTCTTTACCGAACCGCTTCACCTCTTTGGCTTCGCTAGGCTTACCTTCCTTCTTCATGCGCTTGGCTTCGAAGGCACGGTCAGCAGCAGCTTTGCGCTCGTCGGTAGATTCTTTGTGAGCTTCGTCGTAGACGTTTTCTACAACTTGCATAACTTGGCCGTTGGCACCTTTAGCGTGCTTCCGGCTGATTTTTCCTTGGTCCATAAATTCCTCTTCCGGAAATTGATCTTCGAGGTCAGCCGTCTGCTGAGCGATTTCAGTTCCTTCGCGACCCGCGTTTGTAGTGGATTCTTTGAATTGGGGAGCGTCTGGATTAGCCATCTGCCCGAGTTCGGGCTGCTCCGTCACAGACGAAGTGGTAACTTCTTCCAGATTCTCGGTAGGTTGTGCTTGTTGGTTGCCTTGTAGTTCTTTTACCGCACTTGACACATCCTGACGGACTTCATCAAGCTTCTCTCGGAGCATCTCCAACGGGCTTTTTTCCACGATGAGCGTGGGTCCAAGTTCCTCATCGAAGATATCCGAGGGAGCGAGAGCTACGGCAAAGTCGTAAACTCCCTCCACCTCCGAGAAGGAGAAGGGTTCTAAACCTTTTACTGCCGGGGGAGAGGCCCCCAGCAAGGCAAGGTGTCGGGCACTCCACTGACCCTTGTGAGGATTGATTGCGCTATCAGGATGTGTT